TTTAAAGAACAAGCGTTTAAAATGGGAGCGAGTGCTGATAAAGCTGAAGGGCTTGTTGACTGGTATCTGGGAATGGTTGCTCAAGAGCTAGAGGAATCACAAGCAGCATACAACGAAGCTGAAGCTGAAATGGATAAAGAGCTTCGTGAGGAGTGGGGCGACAGTTATGATGGTATGATGACTGGTATTGAAGCTATGTTAAAAGCTAATGGTATGCCAGAAGAAAACCTACAGTTCGCTAGAGAGTCTGGTTTGTTAAAAGACCCAGCACTAGCAACTACTCTAGGCAAAATAGCCGCACGATTCCAAGATGATCCTGAAATTGGTCACCACCAGACTAATACAATGGCAGGTGTTAAAGATCAGTTATTTGACATTAACCAAGAAATTGCGGAGTATATTAAAACGGGAACTAGGATTCCTTCACACATTCAAGAGAAGCGTGTCTCCCTTATGAAGAAGCTTGGAGAAAATCTGTAAAAAGAGTGTTGACATGTTTTAAAGATATGTTAAGACTGTATGCAACAAAGGTGGACAATCGAAAGACCCACCTGCGTTGCCGTCAACCCAGACGATAATTGGTAGGCAAGACCTCCTTGTGGAGACAATCAGAGCCGATTAGTGTAAGTTAATTAATTGAGCCTATTAAAAACAAGGAGATTATACAATGGCTGCAAATAAAATTGATGTAAACTTCGTCAAGCAATTCGGGAATACTCTCGATCTTTTGACGCAGACTAAAGGCGGTAAGTTCGAAGGCAAATGCCTAACGGATACTATCGAGGGTGAAGAAAAGTATTACGACCAGTTAAGTAGTGTAACTGCTACAGCTGCTACTCGTTCTTCTGAGTCTTCTGGAACAAACACGTTCGCTAACTCACCTGATAACTTCATTGAGCACAAGCGTCGTAAAGTAACTGCAACACCTTATGACATCGGCTTAATGCTTGATCGTTTCGACAAAGTTGAAATGTTAGTTAATCCTGAGTCTCAGTATGTACAGCAAATGGTACACGCTCTTAACCGCAAGAAAGACATTGAGTTCTTAAAAGGTGCGTTAGGTACTGCTTCTACTGGTGTAGCTGGTGCAGGTTCTGCTACTCTTGGTGCTGGACAGATTATCACTAAGAACGAGTTAGCTGCTGGTGATGCTGCTGCTAAGTTGACGCTTGATAAAATCATCGAAGCTCGCAAAACTCTTGAAGCTGCTGGCGTTGATCTTGATGATCCTTCAAACAAAGCGTACTTAGGTATTACACCTAATAACCTTCACAACCTTCTTACTGAAGAAAAGGTTACTTCTGGTGACTATGCTGCAATCAAAGCATTGGTTCGTGGTGAGCTTAACAGCTTCTATGGATTTGAGTTCTGCGTAAGCAACTTGATTCCGTTCATGGTAGCTGATGAGACTGCTGTAAACCTAGCATGGAACGATGACGGAACTGCTGCTTCAAGTGGTGCTGGTGATAAGCCTAAGCCTCCAGCAGACGATGACAAGACTCGTGCTTGCTTCGCTTGGGTACACTCTGGTGTTCGTCAGGTAACTAATCCTGCTATCGAAACAGAGATCACTAAACGTGCTGACAAGCGTTTCAACTGGTATGCTTATGCTGCTATGCGTACAGGTGCTGTCCGTATGGAAGAAGAAAAAGTAGTTGTAATTGCTTGTGACGAGTAATTAATTCGGAGGCTTCCAACTTCCTTCTCGGTTGGTGTAAGTCCTCCATTTTTTTTAGGAGGTACTATGGGTTTATCAAAGGTAGAAATATGTAATCACGCTCTTCTCAAGATTGGAGCAGATACCATTGCCTCTCTTGACATTAACCAAAATGATTCTGAATCTGTCGTTCAAAGTGCAAAACTTTGCGGCATTTTGTTCGATCAAGCCTTAGAAGAAACATTACGCACATACCAATGGAATAGTGCACTAAAGCGTTCTGAACTTGCTAGACTTGAAGAAACACCTGCTTTTAAATTTAAATACAAATATCAACTGCCTAATGATTGTATTCGTGTTGTTAATATCTACGATAATAAAGATGCGTATGATGATCGCACACAATGGGTAGTAGAAGGTCGTACCATTCTATGCGATTATGATAAAGTTTATCTTTGTTATGTTAGCAAACCAGAAGATGTATCTGAGCTAGATTCATTTCTTACTAAAGCAGTAATACAAAGTCTTGCTATTAAACTAGCAGTTCCAATGCAACTAGACCAAGTAATGCAAAACAATTTATTACAAGAGTACGAACAGGTAATTCTTCCTGCTGCCCGTAGCGTTGACACACTTGAAAACAAATACTGGGAGATGGAAGAAAGCGACTTTATCTTATCACGTTATAACGAGCGACCAATTATATAATGGCTATTAATTACACACAGGCGTTTAATGCAGGAGAAGTCTCTCGCAAAATGGATGGTCGTAATGACCTAGAAGTTTACAAGACTGGTTGTCGTGATCTCGACAATTTTTTTGTATTACCACAAGGCGGTGTAGAGCGTAGAGCAGGCACAGAGTTTGTTCAGTTAGCTGGTTCTGGTAGTACACCAGATGGTGCTAATCCAGCTCGCATGATTGAGTTTGATTTTTCTAGCGATGTGTTTTATGTTATTGAGCTAGGAACAAGTTACGCTAAGGTGCACTATACAGACGACAATGGTGTAGATCAAGTAGTTAATGTAACAGGAACAGTGCCAGCATATACACAATCGGAATTGCGTTTGCTACAGTTCAATAGACGTTATGATACACTTATACTTACATGTCCTACAAAAGAAACACAAGTCTTTAAAAGAACTCAAATTAATCCTAACCCAGCTTTTAGTATAGAAGAAATTACTTACGATTATCCACCATTAATGGAACAAAATGTATCGAGTACAGAGCTTTCATTTAGTAATAACACTGGTGGTATTTTTAACGGAATATGGACTATAACCTCAAGTGCAGATTTATTTTTTCCAGAGCATGTTGGTGCATATTGGGGTATCAATCATCTTCGCTCGGCAGAACATAAAGAAATAGCTGGCACAAGAACAACGCCTAGTAATGATGCTAATAGTAATACTTTAGATGCCAGCTTTACTAACTGGTCTTTTGAAACAGATGGCATTTGGAAAGGCTCTGTTGTTATACAAAGAAACTTAGCCGACGGGAATGGGTTTGTTGATTATGTTGCTATTGGCGATACATCCGAAGGTGTTGCAAGAAACTTCTCGTACGCCTCACAAGAACCAGAACCTAAAAACTCTTTGTTAAGAGTTAAGTGGGTTTTAGCATCAAGTTCTCAGCAATCAAATCCAGAGTTTAAATTTAGTATAAGAACTGAAAGTTCATATCATAAAGGTGTTGTAAAAATTCTTACCCGTACAAGTGCAACCCAAGTAACTGCACGAATTATTTCACATTTACAAGGTGGCAATAGAGCTACCGATAATACAACTCAAACGCCAACATCAACTGTTCATTGGTCTGAGGGTGCGTTCTCCGAGTACAGGGGCTTTAGTCCAGCATCAGAATTTTTTGAAAATAGACTATGGCTTGCTGGGTCTAAGGATGAGCCTGCTGATATATTTGGTTCTAAATTTAATCACATATATAATTTTAGCCAAGGCGATGAAACTAATATATTATCTACAGATGCCATTAAACGTACTATCGACTCTCCAGAAGAACCTAAGTGGCTAGAGGGCAAGCGTTATCTATTCTTAGGTACGGCAGGAACGGCAGTATCTATTCGTTCTGCTGATAGGGATTCATTAATATCACAAAGAAACATTACAACTTTAATTGAGAACGCATACGGCTCTGCTGCATTACAGGCTGAGATTGCAAATGATGTTGTAGTATATGTTCAGCGTGATGGACTTAAAGTGCGTGAGTTAGTATTTGATCAAAACCAAGATACTTATGTAGGCAATGATTTAAACTTACTTAGTGAAGATGTTACAGACTCAGGCATTGTAGAAATGTTTGTGCAAAAAGAACCCAATCAAGTTATATGGTGTATAAAAGAAAATGGCGATGCTTGTGCTATGACATACGAGCGTGGTCAGCAAGTTCGTGGTTGGTCAAGAATAAATACAGATGGTAAGTTCTTTAGTGCAGCAGCAATTCACGATTCTGGCGAAGATGTTGTGTGGGCTTGCGTAAATCGTGGTTCAAGTCAAGTTATTAATGTTAATGGTAACTTTATTAATAATGCAGATGGATGGAGTGCAGTTGCTCTTGATGAAGGTGATACTCCGCAATCTGTTCTTGCAACAGGATCAATTAGACTTTTATGTACAGATGATAGTCGCCAGCAGATAAGAAGACTTGATGCTTTAACTGTTGGTCACGAATATGAAATAACCTATACTATATCATCTAGAGATGTTGGAAGTATACGGCTACAAACAGAAAATGGTATGATAGATATACCTAGCGAAGAAGGTACTCATACACTTAAATTTAAACCAAAAAATCATTCACTTCAATTTAGAAATAAATACAGACAACAGTGCGACGTTACTATATCAAGTATTGTAGTAAAAGATTTAACAGCAGCAGCTACAGATAAATATTGCATTGAAAAGTTTCGCCTGCGTAAAGACCTTAATTGGTATGTTGACTCAGGCAAAGAGTTTAAAAGCTCTGGAGAAAAAACTGTAAATGCTACTAATCCAGTTGCTACTGATTATATTAACTTTAATTTAACAGATCACGGATATAATACAGACGATTTTGTTGAGTTAGATAATTATATTACTGGCTCATCTTCCACATACCTTGAAGAAGAATATAACGGAAAAAGATACAAAGTTCATCGGGTAGATGCTAATAATTTTAATTTAAAATCTATCGATACTAATAATAAACTGTCTCTTACAAGTTTTACAGCAAACTCAAATACATATTGGTTAAGGACTGGGGATGGAAGTATTAATGATCCAACTTCTCGATACTCTGTAGACGCTCCATCTGAGTTTAGAGTAATTGACGATAACGGAACATTAAAGTGGGGCATATATGGTAGCGGTACATTAACTACAAAGTCTACAACCAGTGCAACATATCCGTGGGAAGCAACTTATGAAAGTCTTGGTGGCACTCCCGTTAGTTTTACATTCGGAGACGGAATAGCAAGTGCCAACACAACTGTAAAAATTATAGGAAATACTGTTAGCGGTTTAAGCCATCTCGAAGATAAAGAGGTTCAGGTAGTAGTTGATGGTAGCTTTGTTGGAACTCAAGTGGTTAGCGGTGGTGCTGTTAGTGTAGATGATTATGGCGAAAGCATTGTAGTGGGATTGCCATACACTTCTACGTTAGTCCCTATGCCTATCGAGCCTCAGCTATATCAGAAGTTATCACAAAGCAGAGTCAAGGCTGTATCACAAATGGTTGTACGTTTCTTTAAAACTAAAGGTGCAGCAGTGGGTGAAAAAGGCAAGCAGCTAACAACATACTCTGTATTAGACACACAAGATTCAATGGGCAAAGAGTTAGACCTTAAAACAGGTCAACAACGATTTTTCACAGCTTCAACATACGAGCGAGAAAAACTTATAGAGGTGCGACAAGACTTACCCTATCCTATGACAGTATTAAGTATTGCCACACACATTAATGCGGAGGGTGCGTAATGTCTTATTATGAAGTGCAGGGTGGTGCAGCTAGTGGTGCAGCCACAGGGTTTATGGTTGCTGGTCCTGTTGGTGCTGCGGTAGGTGCTGTTGTTGGTGCGTTTACTGGATTTGGTAAATCTAAAGAAAGAAAAGCAAAAGAAAAAGCATTAAGGGATATGCTTGCATATAAGACTAAAGTAATTAAGGCACAGCTAAAAGGAACTAAAGATGCTTTATCAGTAAAAGGTTACTACTTGAATAGAAGCCAAAGAGAAGAAATGGCTTTGTCACAGTTAAGTGCTACTCGTCGTAACGCATTATATACAGCTGGTGATCTTAAGTTAGATATTGAAACAGCAATATTTATGCAGCTAGATAGACTTGAAAACACAAGACAAAAAGATGTTGCTACTGTTGATGCCTTTAACAAAATAGAACAAGCAAGATATGAAACAGAGTTAGCTATTCATTCAGGAAGAAGTGAAGCTCGTTCACAAGCCATGCAAGACATAGGAAGTGCTGCATTAAGTTTTGGCACTAGTGCATTTGGTCCTAAGCCTACTGGTGGTGGTCGCACATTAATTAATCCTTCTCAAACTTATAGCCCACAATTAGCTCAAGCTACATCTGGTAGTTTTTCTTCTTATCAATATTTGCAAGCACCAACTTTTAACTTCCCAAGCCAAACAGGTAGTGGGATACCTTCATATCTAAGGAGAGGATAATGGCTATTCCGTTACGACAATATCAACCAAAAATTCAAACAACAGCAGAAACTGGCGTTAGACAATTAGATGCTAATTTAGAGAAAGCGTATGTAGCAGAAGCTGGTTCTGAGTATAAAGCTGTCAGCGATTTGTTTTCTGCTTTTGGCGAGCAGGGTATGAAAGCACTGGGAGAATATCAAGATCGTCGTGATGAAGCTGAAATCCTTAAACTTAACAGACAGTTTGCAGAAGCCAATCAAAGACTAGCATTAGATATTGAAAACGAGCAAGATGCAGAAGCAATACAAATGCGACAAAGAGCGTGGGAAACTGAAACTAGAAATGTTTTTGAAAACTCTAATCTAAGCAGACGGGCGAAGCGTAAAGTTATGGCTAGCTTAGAAGGCAACATTCTTAAAACTAACATGGAGGTTAGTGGTCGAATTGCCAAGCTAGGTAGACAACTTGTAGACAATGAACTTATAGATGTAGAGGCAGCCGCTGAACGTGGTGAGTTAGTTATTAACCCAGCAGGCAACGGCAACGATACATTTGGTAGTACAGCTGAACAATATGAGTACGCTATTAATAAACGTATTGAGAATGGTACATTAGATTATGAGACAGGTCAAAATAGAATTACTCAGTTTAGAGCCACCGAGCAACAAAGAGAACAAAAAAGATTAGAAGAATCTTTAAAAGCTGCTAAAGAAGCTGAGGAACAAAGATTAGCTGCATTGATGTCAGCATATAGAGTTGAAGCTGCTGATAATCCTAACGAAACTTTAGGGCAAATAAGAGCACAGAAAAAATCAGAAGCATTCTTGGCAAAGTTGCAAAAAAAATATGGTGATGATTGGGAAAGCAAAGCGACTGAAGAAGAATTAAAACAAGTTGAAGATGCAAAAGAAAAAATTAAATTTGAATTAACAAGCAAGGAACTTTCTGAGTTTCAAAGTTTTGTTAAAGGTGAGAAGACTTTCCAAAGCCAAGAGTTTGTAAATGATTTCTGGGACCCCAGCTCTGTATTTAATCAAAGTTCTGATGAAGAAAAGCTAAAATCTTTACAGACTGCACTTAGCAAAGATTTAATTAGTGGGGACACATATCAAAAATTGTACAAAGAATTAACTATGCCTACTATTATTGAAGACGCAAGTCCAAAAATGATACAAGACTTTGTTAGTCTTACTGGTCAAATTACAGCTGCTAATGGTGATCCAAAAGTTTTAGGTGATATTAGATCGAGATTACTAACAACTAAAATGCCGAAGTCATTACTAGATTCTTTAGTTAGGCTTACAGACAATGCTTTAGAAGAAGGACCTGTTGGTGTGGGAATGAGTGCACTAGACTATGCAGGCAGACGCATTGATACTTTTGTAAAAGTTAATGCTAAAAGTATAGCCGAAGACTTTAAGCCTCGTATGCTAGGTCTGGTTGGCGTAGAGGGATTTACAGAAGAAATGCAAAAAGACGTTGCTCTTCAGGTGCAGGGTGAAATGTTGCAGTACATTACAACTTGGTATGGTGGAGAACGTGCAGAGGGTAGAACGCCTACCTTTACAGAAATAGATTCTAAGTTAAATGAATTTATGAGTGTTAATTATATTAATGCAAATATGGACTTGATTAATCTTCGTGATGGTGTTATTGATATAGGAGTTACATTTGATGCTGAAACCCCTGTGAGTACAGTTACGGGACCTGCTCCTGTTTCTAGAGCCGATGCTCTGGAACAAATCAATAAAATCAAAGGAAACCAATAATGACATTTGAAGAATGGACAAAGCTCGGTCTTGAAGAAGGATTAGATGACAACCAAATTATATCTGGCTGGGAAGAAATGACAGGTCAGAAATTTGAAACATCACCATTGCAGAAGGATGTAGGTAAGGAGACAATAGCTAAGGGTAAACCGCCCATAGTTATTGGAGGACAACAAATAGACAAGCCTCTACAATACCCATCTAAAGAAACTCCACTACTGCATGACATAGATTATGTGAACACAAGCATAAATCCGCAGAGTTATGAGTTAGCCGCTTCTCAAGGCATGAGTAAAAGACAGTATGCTGCACAGGTATCTGTGTCTAAGTTTTTTATGGACAGACTAGGTCTTACTCCACAGGAGGCTTCTCAGAATTATTTGAGACTTGGTAGAGCAATGTTTGAAGATTATACTTTGGATTCAGTTGGGGTGTACGAGAGACTTCAAGGAATCCTGCAAGCACCTACCTATACAAACTTTGGTGAACCACTTCCCGACCAAGATTATGAGGCTATTCGCCAAGGGTTAAAAGAACGCAATCAACTTTCGGCTTTTGAGTCTGGTCTTTCTGCAACAAGTAAGATTGTTCCTTTAAGGGACCCTAATATGGAAAATGACTTTTGGAGTCGTTACGATTTAAAACAAAGAAGCCCTACACAAGAAGAGTCTTTGCGAAGATTTGACTACATAATGGAAACAGCTAAGTGGAGGCAAGTTGATATACCACAACCTATTGCAGATCAATTAGAGCATTTATATAAAAGTGACGCAATAGATCATGCGGTATATTATGGAGGTGTAGCTCCAAGGTCATTATGGAAAGCATTTGCAGGACTTGTTGTAAATATAGGTGACAAAGTAAATGTGGATACAACTTGGACAGAAGGAACTCTTGAGCAAATAGCTGAATACGAAACTGATTATCTTGAAGATAGTTTGCTTTCGGGTAATATAAACAACTATTTATTTGGCTCTGTTGCACAAGCTGGTGGAGACATAGCAGCTAATATATGGCTAATGAGTCAGGGTCTAAAGTCTTTTAATGCACTTACTGGTAGTAACTTTAGTTTATTTATGCCTGCAAAAACAAGAGCAGAATATACAAAAGGCGTAGTTGGTCGGGCACTTTTAATTGCAAACATGGCGGCACTTAATACAGAAGGTTCACTAAAAAAACAAACTATAGGCGGTGTTCCTTATTTTGTTCCAAATGATGAAGCAATAAATAATTATGGTTTGGTACTTAGTTATGCTTTATCGCCTACATTTAGCAGTACAGCACCTACTAAGTCTTTAGCTGTACTTGGCGAGTTAAGTATAAACTCTGGAATTGATTTAAGTTACTCAGCAGAGAAACAATCTTTGCAAGCTGGTGGACAATACGCAGATGCTTTTGATAGAGGAAGAAACTATTACGTTCAGGCTGGAGGAGAATTGCCATCCATGCCGTTTAAAAAAGTAATGAGAGATTTGTATTCTACATACGGAACTCCAGAGCAAAAGGAAGCACAGCGACAAGCCTCATTGTATGCTGAAATGCTTAAGTTTCAATTAGCCGAATCTGTTCCTATTATGGGTGCAACAGCTTTCTTTTCAAGAACTGTACAAAGTGTAAGAGGGCAGGGTGAACTTGCTATGTACCAAAACTTTACTAACCCTAACATGAGATTTAGAACTGACTCTGCTATACAGCTAAGAGATTACACAGCTAGTTTAGAAGCAAAGTATGGTTCTTTATGGCGAGCTAAAATGACCGAAGCAGAGGGTATGCGTATTAATGAGCTTGCCTTTATTGATGGACTTGAAGTTGCCAAGCCTGCGGTAGATGTTGAAGTTTATCCAAGAATGGTTCCTAAAAAATATACCGACCATGAAGGAGTTATTAGAAATCAAGAAACTGGAACTACATTAACTATAAATGATTTAGCACCAAGAGAACAAGGTAAGCAAATATCAACAACTCTTGAGCAAATGGAAGTAGGTTTAAGATCAGATGGTAAGTTGCAACTAACACACTTTTCTCCTACAGCAGACTTAGAATTTATTGACCCAGAGTTTGCAGGCACTGGTCCATTAATCGGTAGGGAAACATTTAGAGGTGGTCCCAAAAAAGTTTACTTTGGCTTAGAGGGGTACAACAAAGAAGCACTAGGCGATAACAGATATATAAGTTCTATTGAATTAGATAGATTGTATCCTATACAGCAAGACCCATTAAACCTTAGAAAAGAAGATTTAGGAGAAACGGAACAAGCTATTAAAGATGCAGGGTTTGATGGTTTTGTAAGCCAAGCTCGCAATGGTCCTGTAGCAGTATTGTTTAAACCAATGCAGGTAGAGGCATCGTTTACAGATAATGTTAGGGTTGCTACTAGCGGTAACCTAATACCCAATAAACTAGATACCCATGTAGAAGAAAGCATTGCACAAGTAAAAGAAATGCCAGCTGGTCCAAATGGAAATGGTGCTACATATAACCTTGATGGTACTCCCTATAGGGATGGTGGATTAGTTGTACCTTTTATGACATTAAAGGTTGACGATAAGTCTATTATACAAGAGGGCGATGTAACATCAGCAAATGTATTAAAACTTATTCAAGATAACAGTGATGCTATTGTTTCCGAACAAGTTAAATCTGGCATCTATAAGTTTCCTGATGGAAGCGGCTACTCTGTTGATCTTAACATTGTAGTACCCAAGCAGTATCAAAATGTTGCGTTACGTTTCGCTGCTAAAGCTGGTCAGGAATCTTTGTATGATCTTGGCTCAGGTGAAACAATTCCTACTGGTGAAGATGGTAGTAATGTTAAGGAGTTTTCTACTGAGGAATACAGAACAATACAAACCTATTTATCTAAGGGCAAGATGCCTCCAGTGTTTACCGAAGAGATTAAACCATCTAAGATGGAGCAAAGAGCAGAGCAAGTCCTCAAGGCTTTAGAGGGTCTTGAAGAAACAATGATGTCAGACAAGCGTACAGAAGTTATTACTACTGATGCGGAACTACGAGAGTTTGCTCCTGACAAGGGTAAGACAAAGGTTAAGAAGGGTGATATTATACCTCGCAAGCCAAGAATAGAACAAAGCATTATTGAGTACAACGAATTTAAAAAGTCATTACAGTACCTAGCTAAGTCGTCTAAGAAGAGTGCTAAGGCTGTAGAGCAGGAGGTTAAAGCTGCTGAGAAGATTAAAGCAGACCTGCGTGTAGAAACAGAAAAGGCTAAGAGAGAAGCACTAAAAGTAAAACAGCGTAAACTTAAAGAAGAGCAAAAGAAAAAAGCAGCAGCTCGAAAAGAAGAGTTACAGAAGATTAAGACTGAGGCAACAGAGCGTGCTATGAATATTGTCAGAAGTCTTACTGATGATCCCCAACTTATCAAACAGTATGAGAAGCAAGTCAAAGCTATAGGCACAAGCGATAAAAGGTTTATGTCATTTATAGAAAAAGCGTACAAAGACATACCTAGAATCTTAGATCAAAGAAGACGTAATGATGCTGTAGCTATTCTTACTAAGAAGATTCCTAGTATTGATTATGCTTATGAAAAGAGTATTAAAGAAATTACTAGTTCTATAAACTTCACAGCCTCTGAGAAGGAATTGGCTCGCATAGAAGCTACACTTAATTACATGCTAAATAACCCAGACAATAAACTGCCAGAAAGTGTAATAAAAAAATTATCTAAAATACCATTGCAGGATATAGATACTAACCAACTTGTTGCATTAGCTAACGAGAAGCAAAGACTGGAACAGCTTGGCAAAACTAAGTTGAGAATAAGAAGAGAGCAACTTAAAAGAGAACAGCAAGAAATTATTGATGATATAGTAATAGGTTTAAACGAGCGGCTAAATCAAGCGTATGATAAAAGCACTGGGGCTATATTGTTTAGTCCTACTAGTTTATCTTATCTGTTTAAAGATAATAAGTTTTATAATGAGTATGCTACTGGATTTAGAAAAAATAAACCTACCTTAAAGTTTGAGGCTATAAGACCGCAACGTATGTTTGATTTCCTTGATGGAGGTAGGGCTACATTTGATGGACCAATGTTTAATATGTTTGTTAATGTACCCAACAGGGTCTATGCTGATATGGTTGAAACTAGATCAGCTAGATACGAGGGATATAACTTACTACTTCAAAGACTTAGCGAGTCAGGTAAATCACTAGGTGCTCCTGTTGTTATTGATGGAGTAAAGTATGAACGCAGACAAATAGCTGGTGCATACGCTTTATCTAAAAATAGAATGGGTCGTGCGGCATTAATACATGGCAACTTCAAGAATATGAATAACCCAGAAGCACACCTCCAAAAGATATTGGATATGGTTGAAACGGATATAAACCTTAAAACCATTGCTGATTATCTAATGTTTGATTTCCAGAATAATCAAGCAAGAGTAGAGAAGGTGTATGGTCTTACTGAAAATCAGATTCTTACTTTGGAAGAAAACTATTTTACTTTAGAACGTAGAGATGTGCCAATGGAAACACCTACTGATTTCTTAGACGCCTTAACTAAAGTATCTAGCTACACGAAGACACTTCCAAGTAATAAGTTTGTATTAGATCGTGTTGAGGGAGATGAGTTTCAGTCTCCTGTAAATCTTAATATTGATTATGTGTGGACTAGACAAGTGGGCATGCAAGAGCATTACATACATCATGCAGAACTAGCCAAGACATTAAATGCGGTAAGCACTAATAGAGCATTAAGAGAAAACGTAGAGAAAATGTTTGGTCCCAAGGCAGTAAAATACATAGACCGACAAGTTCAACTAATTAACAATCCAAATGGTATATACAAAAATCAAAGTGATCTTGAGTTAATATCAAGAATGCTTAGAAAGAATACAGCGGCAGGTGCACTTGGGTTAAACTTTAAAACAATGACCAAGCAGTTCCCGTCTATTAATTATTACTTAGGCGAAACAACTCCTGCTAAGTTAATAGAAGCATTTAATACAGCGTCACTAGCTTTCGAAAAAGGTGGGCAGAACTCTGTACTAAACTTTGTTGCAGAAAAAGACCCATTGATAGCAGAAAGTGTTGTTGCTCGTGAGCTTGCTGAAATGAGAATACAATCTCCAGATAAGTACAATCAGTTTATGAACAAGGTTGGCGAGCTTGGGTTCAAGGGAATTGTTGAGGTTGATAGATTTGTTCGTAGTGTTGGCTGGCTCGCTGTTTACAACAACAAATTAGAGCTTGGTTTTTCTGAGCAGGAAGCAATAGATGCTGCACGAAACGCTACACTTAGAACGCAGCCCACAGCTAGACCTGCTGATTTACCACTTATGTACACAACTGATGAGTTTCTTAACTGGTCGTTAATGTTCTCTAACCAGTTGAACCAAATGTACAATATGACTACATACGATGTACCTAGAAGACTAAGTCAACCTAGTCAGTTTATGAGTGGTGTTATGCAAACAATAGGTTTGAGCATGTCGGCTATGACAATGTGGCAGATTAATAATGGTCGTGTACTTCCAGACGAAAAAGAAGATTTGTTTAAAGAAGTTTTTGCTGATCAGTTTATAGCACAGCTTCCGTTAGTGGGTGGTCCCATCCTTCAGGGTTATAAAGGCTACAATTTTGACCAGCCTATTATCTCCACGTTTGAGGACTCAGGTAGAATAATGTTTAAATTAGCTGATGGACAAGAGGTTACATCGGAGGATTACTTTAACTTGTTCTTGTATGGTATAGCTCCATTTACTGGTGCACCTACTGTATTTACAAGACGAACAGTTGATGCTCTGACCGAGTCTCCTGACCCGATATCAGCTATAAAAGAAATTACAGGAATTAAAGAACCTAAAAAATAAGAAATAATATTTGACAGAAATTATAATCTTTTAATATAACAAGAGGCGAGGTTTGGTATGGCGTTAAGTAAAACA